ATTATTTGAGATAGTATATTTCAGTGGAAATCAATTTGAACTGATAATTACTACATTCCCGGCGATTTTTTGGTATCCCAATCCAAAAGTGCTGTTTTTCTGGATCCGAGGATACGGTTCCGTCTAATTTGTTAAATCTATGAAATCATCGGAAGTACTACCACCACTACAAGGGTAGTACTTCCATAAGATTTTGAGTGCTATTTTGTCTGGTTCCCGGTCGGGCCGGATAGATTTCTATCTGAATCATCAAATTACGAAATTATGTGGGAATGGCGGGAAGTACTGCCATTATTACAAAGGTAGTACTTCTTTCTTGTTTTTTACAAGAAAGTTAGGTTCCCGGTCGGGCCGGATACAATATTGACTAAAATAATGGTTTTTGGCAAGGAAACCATCAAAGTGTTAAAAAAATCTCTCGGGTAAGCGGTTTTTATCTGGTCCAGGATTTGGTCAAAATTTATTTATGGAATAGTGTCAATTTTACGAGTACTTTGGAAAAGTACTCTTATAGTATAATTCTCCGAATTATACGTTTTTGGATGAATTTTAGGGAATATAATGCTGGTATGAGTTTGGAGCATTGGTTGGTCGCCGGGGAGTCACTGGTGGTAATAAAAATGTGGCTATGCGGTGCGATTTTGCTCTTGTGGGTGTCTACAGTCACCCTCTATTAAAGTACCTACTTACACTTCCATATCGATTTTTTTGGCGCGGGGATTTAAGGGTTTTGCATGGATAATCATATCACCTGTTAATAGTCTTCCTTTACAAGAATGATTCGGAGAATCATTCGTGTAGAGTACTTCGGAGAAGTACTCGTACACTAATAGTATCAGAATTTTGGCGGAGGAATTCAAGAAATGTATGGATAATCATATCACCCTCTATTAAAGTACCTACTTACGCGAATGATTCTGAGAATCTTTCTTGTAGAGTACTTCTCCGAAGTACTCGTACACTTCCATATCGAATTTTTTGGCGGAGGAATTCACGGTTTGTATGGGATAATTTATATAAATAGGTATATGAGATTAAAAACGTATTTAACAGAAGGAAGAACTAAATCCATTAGTAAAGAACAAGGTTTGGAATTCATTAAAAAGAACTGTGGGAATATACTCAACGGGTATCTTAAAGGCGGAAGTGTTATACATAGGGAAATTGAGGATTTTACAGAAGGATATGGGATAGTGGATCCTACTAAGGGAAAACCTCGGAAAAGTAGAAATACTTCTAACCATTACACCCTCTTAATGGATAACTTACCTTCATGGAAAGGATACCCTAAAAGAAGTCGGAGCTTAATATGTTCTATATATAGTAGTACTACTAAACCTTATAAAGGAACTACTATTATTTTCCCAGAGAATAAATGTACTATAGGTATATGTTCCAGTTATGATCTATGGGAGTCTTTTACTAATATACTTAGAGGTATGGATAGTTTTAACCATGACTTGGATAAAGCTCTTATATTTGACGATGTTACTACCTTTAAAAACTTAGTTAGGTCCTTGGAGAACCCTGACTATGAGGATGATATAAGGAAATTGTTTAGCAACCTTAATTGGAAATTCAAGGAATCGGATGGAATTTTAGATATACTTAATAAGGAAATGGATCCAAAGAAAAATGGATTTGAATTAGTAAAGTCTATGAAGTTACTACCTGTAAGGACTTATGAAGAAGTTTGGATCGGTGGTGGTAAAAGTGTGGTAATTGCCTTTGCCGGTGGGACTTATAAGGATTTTAAAAGTTGGTGGGGTGAGTTATAACCCCTCCTTTATAGAATCCACACGGTCTTTAATTGCTAAATCCCCTTCATATGAATACGAGTGCTTTTCCAAAGCACTCTATAGAATACTTCTCCGAAGTATTCGTAAGGGTCCCATAAAAAGTAGGATCTAATCCCTGCGGAACATCTTTGGCCCAATCAGGTATAAGTGAAAGAAGAAACTCTATATCATCTTTACTTATTTGTAGTTTTTCTTTATGCATAATTCTCATCGAAAAAAGTATTATCCTTATATAAATTTTTTGGTGTGGTGGGTAGTGGTTGCCAATGAGTTGGATGGGTCACTATAGCATTGGCAATAAACTCTAATTTCCCAAATACTGTGGTATACTTAGCCACAGCCATCCAATTACCATCACCAAAAAGGCATAAGCATTCTTGGTCTTCTTTTGGTTGGTCTTCTTTAACATCCATCCACTCCCTATAATGATACGAGTCACATATTTTCCTAAGCTTCTTTAATTCACTATGTAGGTCATTAACTAAATAATAGGTTCCCATATGCATGGACATCCCTTGGCCCGGCATCTGCAAGGTTCGGAATTTGCCAACTCTGTCATCTATGGATTCCGTATGTTTAAAAGTTAAGGTTTCATCTATAACCTTACTCATAAAACAATTTTTATGAGCCTTATCGGTGGTAAAACTCACGGTCTTTTGCCATGGCCATATACGTTTATTACAAATATTACATTTCATTTTATATCTCCTTTAGTAGTTTATCGAATATTATGGTGATTTCACTGGGGTGTCCCTTCATTTCTTTTGCCTCACCATAGGTAATAAAGGAGCATATTTTGGAATCCCCGTTAACCCAGTTAGCTTTTAAGGTTTCTATATTCATAATTGACCTAACAAATTATTAAATATTATATCGGTGTCGGTTGTATCATTAACACCTTTTATAGTTTTAATCCAATCAGGCTCTACATACCAATTCATAAGGGAACGCGAAACAACGGAAAATCTATCCTTAAGGGAACCTCCATCCTCTTTTGTTACCTTAAAATACTCCGGGGAGTTGGAAGTGTCCTTATACCATATATCCATTTCAAAATAAGGCCACAGGACAGATTCCCTTTCACCATACTCCTTATCAAGGATACATGCTTCTTCATAGGATATGAAGATACACTCTTTAGCATCTCCCTTTTTCCAATTTAAATATATTCTATCTAAGTTCATAATGTCCCTATAAGTTTATCGAATATGGAATCAATTTCATCGTTATGTCCTTTTATAGTTTTAATCCATTTAGGATTTATAAACCATCTTGTTTGTCTCTCTACAATATATCCGGTTCCGGTAAACTCTACACTATAGTACTCCCCATCCCATATACGCATTTCTTCATAAGGTGTAAGAGAATTTGGATCACGACTTCTATCCTCTCTATTAATACGGGCTGCTTCTTTATAGGTAATAAAGGAACACTCTTTGGACTCTCCTTTCTTCCAATCTCTCTCTACTTTATCTATATCAATCATAAGGACTCCAATAGGGTGTCGAATACTTTATCGGTTATAGATTCCTTGGGATATCCTTTTATTTCTTTAATCCACTCGGTCAATATCCACCATCCTTTTGCTTTATAATGGAAACTATCAATATTCTCATATACCGGTCTGTCGTCTACCCACTCTTTACATATAACCCAAGGCGTCCCGTCATAACGCACATCATAACTATGGGTAAAGTTAATTGTTCCCCTCTTTAATTCCACAATGGTACCAAACATTGGCAACATCCTTTTATTAATAACATTAGACCATTCGCTACATTGGATATAGTCACCATCATTTTCCTTAATATTATACTTCTCCATAAGGTACTCAATGGTATGTAATTTCTTTTTCATTTAGAGTACCTCTCCCTCATTTTACGTTTATCCCAATGAACACTTATATCTCTATCTTTATCAATATATACATTATCAAATCCTGATGAGGTGAGGGTATCTCTTAACCATTCTCTGTCCTTTTGACCACACCTTTTATTATCGTCATGAAATATATAACAAGACCTATTTGTATTAACAAGTCTTTTGATTTTTTTTAAACTCCTTTTAAAATATCTATTCCTTTTGGCTTCTGAGGATAGAGTTGATTTCATGATTTTAGGTACGAACATCTTAGACACCTCATCATCCACATCAACGAATTTCTTCTTAAACCCACCGTTTATAAAATATAATACACCGACGGCAAATGTAAATATTAATACTATAACGATACAGGCTAATATTGTTTCAATCATTTTCCGTCCTCACATTTCATTGGCTGTGGCGGTTTAAGACCATTATAACCTTTACAAAATATCTGTTCTATATCTATACCGTTATGTCCTGCCGATTTTACTATTACAAATTTATATCCTTCAATACACACAACATTTATATCTCTACCGTAATTAACATCCTTTGCATCTCCACAATATCCAGTACCACCACATAACATAGCCAAAACCACTAATATGGTTATCATTCTTTTCATATGATTTTTTATCCTTTCTATATTTTATATGAGTGTATTATAACATAGTGAGGGTGAATTGTAATCTAAAGATTTTCATCTTTAGATGAATGAAGAATTGCCAATTCTTCATGTAAACTTTGTATAAATAGCCATATGAGATTAAAAGAATACATATTGAATGAAGGAACTTCCTCAGAAGTGCATCAAATCTTAAAGGAGAATTGTAAGCCATACCTACAGTCCTCGAAAATGTGGTATTATAGAACAGTATCAAGTGCTAAAGAGGTGAAGCTAAGTAATAAGGATGGTATATTAAACCTTAAACCAAGGATGGATAGAAAACCTTCCGATACACCACAATACTTACACGGTCTAATAGATGGCTGGTTTAAAAAGAAGTTTGGATGGAAGGTAAGGTCTGAAGGAGTTTTTACCTATCCTAAAAATGAAATATCAGGACCACAATTTGTATTTCCTATAGGTACTTTTAAATTTGTATACTCACCTAAAGTACTTGACCTATATAGAACTATATGTCAATTTAGACCAAAGGTACCGGGAGCTCTTGCTGTTAATCTTATGCATTTAACCAATACCGATATAATGGATAAGCTATTTGAATTATTTATAGATGGATATGGTGATTCTTATACCAATAAGAACATAAACGGTTCCGGTTTAGATAGTGAGGTAGTATTTGGATGTAAGGAATACTACCTTGTAGATATGAGTAAACTTCTAAGATTTAAGGAACCGAAGGATATATTAAAGATATGAGCAGACTAAAAGCATACATATTGAATGAAGGGAGAAGTAAAAGTATTGGATTAAAAGATGCAATGTACATAATACAGGATAACTGTAGTGATGGCGGGTACTAAATTAAGTTCTAATGAAGTTGAGTGTTGGGTTGGTGGTGGACGATCCATACTTGTACGAGCAGGCAATAAGATAGGTAATAATTTTAAGGATTGGTGGAAGGAAAGAAAATTAACCTAATAGACATAATTATCCAATAGAAAATTATAGAAATCATAATGCACAAGGTAGTACTCTTTGCATCCAAACATAACCTCCACTTCTTTTTTATGGGAGTTAGGTAGTATTTTATCGGTATAAAATGGAGCCATTTCTTGAAGGAAGATATCATTAAACACAGTATCTTGTAATTCAATATCCGTATTGCCATAGTATAAGGCAGTTTTATATATTTGACCTGTTCTTACATGCAGTTTGTTATACATATCCCTTGCATGTAAGGAATAAATATACTTAATAGGACCTATAGGCCATACAGTAAGAGCGTTGGATAATTCATTTTTAGACCATGTGAATAATCCTTCTGACCGTGCGTTCCATCCAAACTTCTTTTTAAACCAACTATCTATTAAACCATGTAAGTGTTTAGGTGTATCAGAAGGTCTTCTATCAGTTCTCTGGGTCTTCTTTATATAATTCTTATTGTTACTAAATTGGGCGGCTCTAGTAAAGAGTCCAGAATGTTTATTTGCCTTAATGAAAGGCTTACAATCTTTATAAATCATCTCCACTAATTCATCCCTGGATTCATTTAAAAAATATCGTTTTAGTCTCATAAAACTATTTATATTTTTTGGTTGACAATTTACCCAAATGTGTTATAATAAGGTGATATTTTGAGAGGGGAGAAAGGTACCATTATCCGGAGTAGTAGATACAGTATTATGTAGTATATTATAGATATAAACCATTATAGTCCATAAGTCCCAGAAATATTATGGTCATTAGGTTCCCGCTTCATCCAAATAAAAAAGACCTATGGAAAATTAATCCCACAGGTCTCCATTATATCCAAATCGTTTTAGATTTCTTTAATCTTTTTGATGATGCTTTGTCTCGTTAAAATTTCATCATCTTCTAACTCAATAAACGCATTCAATGGAAGGTCTTCTATTTCTACGGTATCATCATCGTCATTATCCAAAAACGATTCCAAAAACGATTCCATATCCATTAAAATGGTTTCCAATTCCTCGGTTGTAAAATTATCACCCATAATGTTTCCTCCTAATGCTTCTTGGTGGTCCTATATAAGACCACCAAGATAATAACCAACAGTATTTTCTTCATAAGTTTCATCCTTTCCTTTTAACGTCTTGCATCCCATCCACAATCGTGAGATGTTCTTCCCTTAAGCCTTCTACTTCCTCCGGTAACCTTCGATGCCTTCTTAGCGGCCGTATCCTTAGGTATCTTCTTGGTTTTCAAGCGTTTAAGTACCGCTCTAATTACAAGAACAAGAACCACAACACCCGCAACTCTTTTAAACAAACCTTTTGGTGCCTTTTCCTTAAAACCCTTTAAAGCTTTTTCAGCCTCGGCTTTAAGCTTACGGACTTCTTTTTCCACATCTTGTTTAGTCATATCAGTTCTCCTTTCTATTTACCAACTTTTTCTGCCATGTCATCCACAATCTTACAAAAATCCTTTTTAAGGGTTTCAAATAACGCATTATCGATAATCAGTTTCTTACCAATGTACAATCCAATCACAATTTTAAACAAATTCTTAATCATTTTACTTTTCTCCTTTTAAATAGGTTAACATAATTAATGCCACTATAAACATTGCCATAATAGGTACCAGTTCCATAGTAAGTAAAGCCGAACCAAACATCACTATAATAAAATCCACTACAAATAAAGGTGCTTCTATACCACACCCCATTAAATATAAACACATAGTAAGCATTTTACTTACCTCGTTTGAATCCGATAAACACACATGCCAATATGATAGTACTACACACTATCGCAGTAATCATCATTGGGTTTGTCATTGTGAATGAAATGCTTAGAGGTTTGATGATAAAATGACCAATTGCCCATAGTATAGCCACCATCTGTGCTGTATCCCACAATTTCATAACATTTTCTCCTTTTCAATTTTATCCTTCTTTTATCAATATGTATGTATTATAACATCATGAGGAGAAAATGTAAACTATTTTATGGATTATTTATGGCTCTACACTTTCAATTGCTTCTTGTGAGTATATAACATTAACTTTGGAACCCGTTCTGATTGTCTCCTTAAACAGTGGTGACAGGTCTCTAAATGTTAATGTGAGTTTGCAGGAGGATGGTACGCCGTCAATATAAGGCATTTCCCAGGTGGGTTGTACGGACACTAATGCTGAATATCTTGACCGGATGAAATCATCCGGATATGTGTATATATCAAATATATACGGTAATTCAATATGTGTTGCGGTATTTGATACAAGCTCAGGTGTAGAGTATTCCATAAGCATTTTTACAGGCTTAACTACTTCCTCTGAAGGATCTCTAAACGCCACTAGATGGAATTCAAGGGACCATTCCCTTCTTTGTGAAGAGGAGTATATTAATGGTGTATCCACTCTCATTTTTGCGGACGCAGAACCAGGAATGATTGAGGCTTTAAAGTCTTTTGGATTCTTAAACACATTTAATACATCCGAACCACTTATACCTCTTAATGCGTCTAGGTCTTTACCTAATTTATGAGCAGTTATAACCTTTTCTGCTAATCTGGATTGCATACTCTCAAATTCTGTCCATTCATGATTAATGCTTTCCATAATGGTGTCCGGTGCGAGGAACTTAAAAGTTTCCATAACTTTACCTAACACAATTTTCGCTCTACCAACATCACTATATTGTTGTTTTAGTTCCTGGGCCTTCATACATATCCACAGTGCGGATGTATCCCAATTTGAAAATGGGTCGTGTAAAGGTGATCTGATTTCTTCTGTTCCCATATATTATACTCCTATGCTAATCCAGCAACGGCGAGTCCTAGCATGTAGTTATCCGTACTATCAGGTATTTCGGATATTGAACTGCCTGTTGTTGTGTTATTTGATGATATAACCATATTTTTTATATCGTTATGGTTATCTGTTTCCGCTCTTTTCCTTTCCATTCGGAATTTTTTAAGGTCGTCCTCATTTATCTTCTTTGTTACACTTCTTTTTTCCGCGTTCTTTTTAGCTACTTGAACCTTTCTATCTTCTATGATTCCAGCGTCTGTTGATATTTGTTTTTCAGGTTTTAAACCATCACTCATTATAAAGTCTTTTATACCTTTCCATCCACCTTTTATAGCTTTCATAATAGGCATGTTATTAATCCATTCTAATATCTTACCGGGCAATTCTAGCATAAAATTACCAAGTTTATGCATGTAATCAGGTATAGCTTTGAATATATTTGGTATGGTTGTTGTGAAGAAATTGAATATACCATCTACAACCTTACTAAACATTATGTTGAAATCAAACGATCTCAATTTATCTGCCAATGAATCAAATCCCATCTTATCGAGAATCCATGCACTGGCATTCTTTAACATGTTTAATAGACTACCTATTAAACCGTCAAACAGCCCTTTGATTCCGCCTTTGATTCCGCCTATAATACCATCGGCTTTAAATCCTTTTATGAACCCTGATATAGTTTTCCAGATAGTATCAATAGTCCAAATGATAATTCCTATAGGACCTAAAAATCTTCCAAGGGTTTTACCAATACCTTTTGCAAATCTTAAAATATCCATAATCCATTTAAGAGGTTTGGTTAGTATATTACCCTTACTAATTATAGCATTAATCTTTGGAACTATCTGTCCAAAAGATCCTTTCCATAAATTTTTAAATCCTTCAAATAACTCACCAATTTTTATAAAGAATTTTGAAAAGGGTCCTTTCAAAATCATTTTCTTTATATTTCCAATTGTGGTTCCGATAAACTCAAATTTTGCTCCAATAGCTTTTAATGATATACCTATACCCTTAACAAATCCTATGATAAATGATATCGGTGCAAGAATCAACGCTATTGATATTCCTAACATATCTAATAAAAACGCTAATATACCGCCTTTCTTTTTTACGAATCCTCTTGCATCCTTCTTTTCTTTTCTGGTAAAGTAATTAGATATTTTTTGAAGAAAGCCGTTTCTTTTCTTATCCATCTTTTCCTGCTTACTGCCAAATATAGTGGAGAATGTTTTCTTAAAGAAACTACCAACACCAACTAAGAAATCTTTCATAACACCAAATGCTTCCGCGACAGGACCAAGAACTTCTTTAACATGTCCCATAACATTGCCAAACATTTCTTTCATTCTACCACCAACAGTTTCCGCAAATCCTTGATACAATTTACCCATCTTAGTATTATAAAAGCCTTCTAACATTTCACTAAATGTTTTTCTTAGGCTTTCCGGTTGTTTTTCATCCTTTTTAACACTCTTTTCCAACATTTTTTTAATGAATATATTACTTTTAGCATCAGCACCCGGAGCATTTTCACCTAAGGATTCGGCTAATCTTTCTCTGAATCTTTTACTTTGAATGTTCTCTTGAACATTCTTATCCTTTAATATATTTTTGATATCATTTAAAGTTTTTTTCCTAAATTGGGCAATTTCATCATTGTCCTTTTTATGTTCCTTGATGACATCCTTTAAGCTTATTTCTGTTACGGGTGGCATATATCCTCCAAATAGATAAGTCTGAAGAAACTGGTCCTTCAGACTTATTTATACAAGTAAAACCGTTAATCTATGAATTTTCCATAATTTCTAATTCCCTTTTAAGATCCTCTGTTAATAGGTGCATATAAGCTTCACGTTCAAAATCCACCATGTTGTCGCTTTCCGTTAAACTTATATGAGCTTTCCTTGCTAATAGGAATTGTTGCTCCACCATGGAATGCAGCGGAGTATTACAGAACAGTGATATTAGAAAAAAAAATCACCTATAGGTAAATCAATTGTTTCCTCCTTATCACAGTTAATGCATTTTATAACTTTAGACAGTTTAGGTCCAAAGTCGTTTTCATTATACCATTCTCTTACTTTTTCATAATCTTCTAGCGGTATATTTTCTAGAAGATACTTCCTATCTTCCAGGGACGAGTCTTCTATTATGCCGTCAGGTGTCTCAACCTTCCAAATACCAATAGCAAAGGTCAGTACTCCAAGTTCTGATAGATATTGCAAATCGGTCATGTCTCCTTTACTTACTGTACTATATGCCTCTTTCTGCTTTCCTCTTGTTATGTTTTTTAAGTGTAAGGTTAGACCATTTGAAATCTTAACGACCTCACCATCATCAGTTCTATGCTTAATGGTTAGCGCATCAAGGTCAATAACTACCAAATTTTGTGATCCACAGTTATCACAAACGTAATTGGTTTTATATTTACTGCCTTTTGATTTTTTTCGTAATTCTAGAAGTAGGAAGTATCTATCTTGCAGGTAGGTGTTACTCAAACTAAAATCCTCCGTAAGTACGGAGGATTCAATCAATTCATCCATTATTGTTTCAATTATTGTAGGATCTGTTTCGTTTTCATATACTAACAGTTTCTTTATTTCTTTGGTGGTAACGGGTTTGAACTTAACTTCCTCACCGGTACCAGGTAGTGTTGTTGTAAACTCGTAAACATTTACATAATCTCTTAAACTTGACATATTAACAATTTAACTCCTTTTAGTTTTTTATAGATTCACTGAAACCGATACCGATGGTCCTGATGATGATTTATTATATACTACCGTGTGGTATCCATAAGATAATGTTACATCAAATTGAGCCACTTCTGTGGATGCATAATCCAATGTCACTGAACCAACTGTTTTTGGCCATGCCATGTGAAGTATGTATTCCATTACAACGGTTCCATCATAATCTAATAGTTGCAACCTTTGATCCGCTAAATAATCACCAAGTCTTCCAAATCTATTTGTTACAGGATCATGGATTAATCTCATCCAATCTTCCCATACCTTTCTTACCTTGGCTTCAATATCCACGGAGAAGGTTATTGTCATATCTTCAAAAGTACTCTTTGTAGCGAATTTTAAATCCAATCCTTGCCAATTCGCTATACCTTCTTCTAAGGTCGTTGCTGGTAATGTAGCCGTTCTAACTAAATATGTGACCTTATCTGTACTGGTAACACTTACACCAGATGGGAAATTTGGTCTGAAGTAGAATAGATAACTACGAGCACCACCTTCAAAGTTGGATTTAAAACTCTCTATATCAAAATTTGGCATTTCTTCCTCCTAAATTACTGTATCTCTTATTTGTTACACTTCATATCATGGTAACCACAATCCTCTTTTTGATGTATCTTCAAGTGACAACTCTTACAAACGGTAACACATATGTCCATATCCGCCGATTGTAAAGGTTCCCATAATATTCCTTCTATATGGTGACAGTTGAGAGGGCCATCCGAATTGCATTTAGTACATTGGTACCCATCTCTTTTAAACACCATCTGTCTTAATTCTGGTTGGACTTCTCTGGATGTATTTATATGAAAATCCTTCGGATATCTTTTCATTCTAAATACAGGACATTCCTGTTTACATCCATCAGAACAATATAATCTATTCTCCGCACCTTCTGTACTTTTACCATTTATCGCTTGTATTCTAATACAAACATCTTGAATAGATGGTATGAACCATTTACCACAATAAGTACATTTTATATCCAGTACATCATCCTTGTTCTTCCTAACTTTTTCACACCATTCTAATTGTGGTGCATATGTATCATAATACGGTATTTGTTTTCCACTCACACCGCCTTTCCAATTAGGATTATTCTTACCACTTCTCAATTCTTTTAAACAACGTTTGGAACAATATATCTTATATCTACCAAGTCTTTTATATCCGCCTAATATATTAAGCAGATATGTTACATCAGGTATAAACCATTCATTACATGACATACATTTTAGTTGAATCAAATCATATTTGTTTTCATTACATTTTATACCAAAACCATCAACTCTATCTTTGTAGTGAATGTATGTTGGTCTGTTATTTTTAAACACACCGCCTTTCCAATTAGAGTTGTTTTCACCTTTATTTGTATTTTGACACTTTCTAGTACAGAATCTTGTTTCAGGTATGATATCCTTTCTGTTTGTTTGTGCTAAGAATTCATTACCACATGTTTCGCATTTATCAATCAATACATAATATTTAGATTTCTTTTTCCAAACACCAAACTCCTTTAAGTATATGAGTTTGGTGAGTGTTTCATATGTTATATCCATTAACTACCTCCTTGTTAGGTTTAATGTCTATGTATGAGGGTTAGATTGATAAACAAGGCATCAATCAAAAGGAGCTACCTTCTGTTCCCTCAAAGGTCTTATGTTAAGTTATTCCGGTACGGACGCGGCAATTAACTCATTGAAGCTAGCACCAGTTTTAGTGGCAATGAAGTTCAGTACTATAAATTCAGCGGACTTTACCGCCTTAATATAGATATCAGCCCATAATTCATTTCTGTCAATTCGCTCCGCTGTATTATTTCTAGTATCACATACTACTTTAAAGTCGTATATACCTCTCCTTGCCTTTATATCTCTTAGGTAAGGTGTTATGGTATCTATCAATTGAACTCTTGTAGTATCATCATTTGGCTCGAATAGGAAGTACTTGCTTATGGTACTGATTGATTTTTCAAGTACTATAAACAACCTTCTAACATTAATCCTATTAAAGGCTGATGTTTTGGACAATAGAGTCTTTTGTCCGTATATAACTTTTCCTTGTCCGGCGAAAGATACAATTGGGTTAATACCATTCTTGTATAGAATATCTCTTTCACCTTCAGTTGGATTCCATGCCAGTTTCCTAACGTTAAATATTTGTCCACGGTTCAATCCGGCAGGAGCAAACCATGCATCTGTTACATTATCAGTATTGGCATAAATTCCCGCTACATGTCCAGATGCTGGAACCCAACGATACAGTCCATTCCATTTATCAAATATGTTAAGCCAGTTACCATACATTGCCGCATAACTGGAACTTGTATTAAGATTATAAGTGGAGTGTGTGTTCCACCTTAATGTTCTTAAATCATCCGTCTCACTACCGGAATTATTAACAACTAATGTTTGTGGAACATCAAGAACCACCATACTATCCTTTCTTGTTTCACATAATGAAATAAGATAGTCCTTTGTTATCATTGTTTTATCGGAATCAATGAATAGATTTACATCAATCAATTCTGAATCTGCATATAGGTCAAATGCGGCTTGAACTGCAACATCTTGTGCTGCATCAGTCGCAAAAGCCGTATCCTGACCACCACCTAATGTTATATAATCTGAGGAATAATATCCTGTTATATCGGTTGTGGTGTTTACCAAACTAGCGGCTAAATTTATCCTTATGTATTCTGATTCTTCATTAATAACGTTTTCCGCAAAGATGTTTTTACCTTCATCATCTAACCTTCTCTCATTTGTAGATACCATAAACGTTTCCACAATGGAGTATGTTCTATTTGCATCTGCATAATTTAGTTGATCTTGGTCCGCAGCTTTAACAATTACAAGGAAATCCCAATCACTGGTTGTATCTCCTGCTTGACCAATATCTTTATCCACATAATCTTTAATATCATTATACATATCTAATGATACACCGGCAGATCCTGAGACTGCCCGTGTTATAAAGTTATATGAGTCTTTGAAAACATATGCGACCTTAATGAGATTTCCCCATCTACCTCTTGATGAAGCTATGAAGGCCATATTCGAACCGGAATCTTGCTGTGAGGCACTGAATACTGTTGATTCAGTTCCAAATTCATCTGGATCCTCACTGGAGAAATCATCCAATCTATACGCACCACTTGTCGCGGCAGTTGTATATGTTGTGAATGTTGATCCAGCAGAAAGTGTTCCATAACACCCTGCAAATGTGGCTGTTTCTGGCATAGCTCTTGTACAATAAAGTTGCTTACCATACTTGAAATATCCAGCGGCAGATAATATATCCTTATAAGAACCAGAAGTCGGTTCACCAAAGGTGTCGATTAAATCGTCTGTTTTTGTAAATAGTGTCCTTTTTAATTCAGGACCTTTATATGTGTTTCTTAGTACTGTAACACCAATTGATGTTGCGACATTGGGTACCGTGGTAGTGATATCAATTTCATTAACATCAACTAATGGGCTTAAATATGTAGCCATGTTTTTCCTCCTTACTTAATATGTCTTATACCTCTATTTATGTTTTATCTCTCTTATTTATGAAAATATTAGGTTTCTATTTCAATCCTATCATATATAAGTGTGGCCGAGCAATCTAAATTAATTTCTGCATCTCTGTACGATAAAGAAACCTCACCAAGTGATACTGGCCATACTGATATGAAGTGTAACCTCATTATTTCCGCTTTGAAGTTATCTAATACTCTCATGGACGCATCAATTTTATATAATTCTTCCTTTCTTGCATACCTTGTCTTAGAGTTATTTATATATTTTATCCATTGAAACAGGAGTTTCCAGTTATTAAATTGCTCATCTACCATAAATTGAAACGACCATTGGTCGTAAGTCACTTTCCCTGTGGCTGTTTGTGTTTTACTTCCTTGCCATGTTTGTTCTACAGGGTCCAATGATAGTCCTGGTACTACAGTGGAGTGAATGTTTAATATCAATTCCTCATTGGTCGCCATATCATCTGTGGACTCCCCGCGAGGTATCATTGGAAATATCAACTCGAATGAGTCTGGTGATGCTTTATTTATTTCAGTTACTAATGTCATATTTTATCCTTTATGCTGGTGAACTTACTG